GTGCGAAGCGTAGCGGCGGTAAGCGCCCACATTCCTTTGACGACCAGGGCAATGACATGATAAGCCGTTCTAAACGGCGCAAAAGCAAGCATAAGGCCTGCAAAGCCTATTTTAACGCCACTGATCGCTACTCCAAGAGCTATGAAGCCACCTACTGCACCGGTCAGAAGTTTGGCGAGCGTAGGAAATTTTTCATTAAATTTTCGCAATACGTTTCCGAAAGCCGCTAGTAGTTTCGCTGCGCTATCTACGACCGGTAAAAAGGTCTCGCCGATTTGTGAAGCTAAATTGATCCAACTTTGATGCAATCTATCTAATGCTGAGGCGGTAGTATTTAGCTTAACCTGCAACTCTTTTTCCATAGAGCCCTTGGCTTCGGCTGAGCGCGCCATAGCGATATTCGCTTTAAGTTCGTCTATGTTCTGCACTAGAGATGCTATCTCATCGTTATAGTTGCCGCCTACGAGATCATAGAGAATTCCAGCTTGCGCATCTTTAGGCGCAGCCTTGATCCTCTCTAAGAAATCCACCATCGCGGCGGTGGAATCTTTATTTAAATTTTCTTTGAGTGTTTTTGCGTCTAGCCCGATCTGTTTTAGGGCTTCGTGGAATTTCTTCGGTTGTTTTTCCGCGCTTGCTAATGTCGTGAAAAAATCGTTCAGCGAAGTACCCACGACGCTCGTAGCCTTGCCCGTGCTAAGCAGAGTAGAGGCAAATGCCGCCGTAGTCTTGCCGTCTAAATCTATCATCCTTGCCGTAGCGGCAAGTAGAGAAGTAGACTCTAAAATTTGATCGGCGTTAGCGTTTTTTACCTTATTATCGAGTAGATTGATAGTATCGAAAAGCTCCTCGATACCTTGCGTGTTTTTGATACCAAAGCCTACAAACATATTGTTTGTGGCTTTGCCGACATCGTTTGCACTCATAGCAAAGGCGCTCATCGCCGTAGTGGTAAGTCTGACGTATTTTATGAGCTCGTCGCCGCTTAAATTCGCTTTGCCGCCCTCTGAGGCGATAGAGGCAACGTCACTAAAGCTCTTACCGAAGCTTGCGCTAAGGTTTCTAAGCTCGCCTTTAAGCTTTGCCATCTCCTCATCGGTGCCGTCTACATATTTTTTCACGTCGGCAAAGGCCGCCTCGTCGTCAATGGCAAATTTAATCGGCACGGCAAGGCTTGCGGTTTTTGCAAGAGTGCCTGCAAGATTTCCTATTTCGTCCGAAATTGTTTGTTTGTAGCGAGCTATATCCTTGCTTACGCCCTTTAGCCCGCGCAAATTTTCGCTTATACTTTTTACGCTTACGCCGGCATTTTTTGCACTACGCGCAAGCCCTTTTATCGCGTTATCGGCAGATTTTACGCTAGAAAGTCCTTTCAAAACCAGCCCTATACTTATGCCGAGCGTAGTTTGATTATCCATTTTACCTCCTTTCCTGCTGCAAATTTGAAAATTTATGTTAGAATACAGCTATGAACTATTCAAGATTAGTAGATATTTATAGCTGTTTCATAACGGCTGCCGTACTTATCTTCAGCGTGATTTTCGGGCTAGAGCTCAACCCCATTTTAGTGGTTTTTATCGTAGTGCCGCTAGTCATGCTATTTTTAGATCCGCTTCACAAGACACTTAAGCGCCTATTTAGGCTTTGAGTGTTCCACTTTGCGCTTTTAAAATTTTAATACTTATAGATACAAATTCACTAAAATCCAGCATATCCATATCTAAAATTTCACCATAGCCAAAATGCAGCACGTAGCCTAGCAGCGCGATGTTTTCATTGTCAGGCGCTGCTAAACGTCCAAAAAACCCTGTACTGCCTTTTGCAGGGTATTAAAATCCGCAATATCCAGTTCTTCGATCCACGAAGGCGTCTTATTTGCGCAAGCAGCGCAGAGTTTTATGCTTTGCTCGATCTCGGTTTTTTCAGCCGAAACAGCTTTGAAGGTTTTTACGCTCGGTGCAAAAACCTCTACCTCTTCGCCACAAATCGGCAAATTTACTTTGATATTTCTCATTTTTTACTCTCCTAAATTTGCTCGTACCTTAGCCATGTAATCCACCCCGCCGATCATCAGGATCATATTTTCGGCATCTTTGAGTACCATCGGCGTCTTGTCTATATTGATATCGACAAAGTGCGCTTGAAGCGTGATAGTAACCTCCATCTCGGCGCCGCTTTCAAAATCTGCAAATTCAATCTTTGTAATATCACCCGTAAAAGCTGCGCTAAACGGCTTCGGCTCGCCTGATGCTTGATAGATCGAGGCGGTGAAAAGAAACGGCACGCGCGAGCTAAAGGCATTCAGACCCATAGCAAGCCATGTGTTTCTATCTGCAATGCGGATCGTAAAGCTTACCTCGGTAGCGGCTAAAATTCCGCTGCTATAATTTGCGCTAAGCGCACCTTTGGCCTCTATCGTCTCAAACTCCATAGTAGGAAGTTTGAGCGTTTTTGTAACGCCCAGGTAGCCCTGACCGTTGATGAATACGTTGCATTCTTGCACCGCTTGAGGGATAATTCTTTTCATGCTTTTCTCCTTGTTTTAAAATTCTCCGTCTCTCTACCTACTGAGCGAATCCATTAATACTTTGCCATAAGAATCGACATAGATAAAATCTAATGTCAATTGCTTAACTATCGGATTGTTCTGCATTCTGACGTCAAGGTAAAATTTCCCTGCCGTAATGTTTGCAAGGGTATTTTTCGCGCCCCAGCTAAGTTCATATCCTAGCAGTACTCTAGCTCCTACGAGAGCCCGCAGTAGCTCATCTACGCTTCTTTTTGCGTGATAGAGTTGATCGGCTTTGCGATCTATCGCGAAAAATACCCCCCTTTGGCAAGCCTGCGAGATACGATCAAAAATCCTTACCCTGGCAAGATCCTGCCAAATGCTATCGACATCGCTAGTCTCTCCACCCCAAGCCCTGAAGCCTTGTTCGCGAATGACCGTGCTGATATGAGCCGCCCTAAGCTCATCTGCCGTGCAGGTTTCCCCCGGCTCGAAGTCTACGTCTATTGCCGTGCCGCTGATACCGCCCATCACCCTGTTGGAATAGCTATCGGAGTACCCGAATTCGCTAAGACCGTCCACATAGGCGATCATTCCGGCGATACGAGCAGATTGAGGCGTCATCACGTAGCCGTTCGTTTCATCATCCCAGGTTTTGACGTAAGGGTAGGCAGCGATTAGCCGCGCCGTGCCAAAATCTTTCATCTTTGCGATAGCCTCGTTTGCGGCACTTGCTTTTAGATCGACAATACCGGTAGCTTTGAGCCTTGTGGCCATAGTTTCGAGTGCTGCTTTGATTGCGTCCTCACCGCTATATTCGGGGGCAATGATTAAATTTGGGCGATAACCCAGTGAGCTTTTTGCGTTCTTAAATGCTTCGATTGCAGCCTTGCAAGCCGTGATATCGTCGCTATCGTCATTATTATCGGTGCGAGTAAATACCGATAGGATGATCTGCGTTTGCACGCTTTGATCGCCGATAGCTTTCAATGCTCGATAGATCGAACCTTTTTTAAACTCCTCGCTTGCTTTCTTTTTGGCGGCGTAGATCTCTTCGATCGCAGTGATCGCCTTGTCTGTCGTCATAAAAAAATGTAAGCCGTTTTGTAGCACCTCCTCATATCCTGCGATCCCGATGGGTGTAGTACTTTCTACCTGTATCGGCCGCGCCGCCTCGGCGTTGATCGTTACGTTTACTCCAAATTTTGCAGCCATATTCCTTACTCCTTTAAAATAATTTTAAAATTTAACGCGGACACAGTCCGCACCGCTAGCGTCGTCCGGGTGGGGGATTTTAAAGGGATCCCCGCTAACTCTGAGCGCTGCCCCCTTATGAGTGTGCGCGAAAGCGCACAAAATTAGCACCCCCATAGAAACAAAATCAAAAACGCTGCATCCTGCATAGCCCCATGAAACACCTCTTGCCTGCCCCACGCATCGCTCGCTTCAAAAGCTCGAAATTTGATCGTCCATTTCGTGCGGTATCCTAGCTCGCAAGCAAGCGGAAAACCTACTGCAAGAGCTACGGCAAAAAGCGGGGCGGTATAAATGCCCGCAAAGAGCAGCGGCACGAATACCGGCAGCCACCAAAGCAGACCGCGCAGAAAGAGGCAAAACCTGCAATACGCCAGCCAATGAGTTTTGGGCTCGAAAAGCCTAGCGGCGACGCGCTCGATAAATTTCACCTCATGCTCGCTTGTGTAGCTGCTATGAGTTACGAGAGCGCCGACCCATACGCCCCAGCCTTTGCTTTCGCCTGCAAGATAGCCTAGCCCACAGATGAACGCGAGGTAGAAATTTCCCAAAAATGCAAATATCAGCAGGGCCACTACCAGCGCATTGATTTTCGCAAAGTAGGCGTATCGCCCGCGCAGCCTATTCAGTATCCAAAACATCATCTCTCCTTATCGGCGAAGAGGATAAACGCCGAGAGAAAAATCAGAAAGTAGCTCATAGCGCCACCTCAATCGTGTCGACAAACGCTATGGCATCTAGTTCTTTTTTGTTCTTGGCTTTTTCAATCTTGGCTTCATACAGCCACTTCAGACTATGAAGCTTCTGCCCACCGAGCTGAATAGCCTTTTTGATGCGTTTGAGCTCCTCTTGGCCATTGATTTTTTTCATAGAGTTGTCATACATACGAAACGCGCGAATTTCTAGGCTATCGAAGGTATCGATCATTGCCTCAACATTCAGCAGATAGCGATAGCCTCCGTTGATGACGCCGAAGTCTTTGAGGCTGATCTTGCAACTATCGCCCATTGAATGGGTCCAAGCGGCAAGCTCCGCGGTCTTTGCTTCGCGCAGTTGCTCGATTGGGAGCTCCTCTATTTTTATGCTAGGCTCAAGTGTTTTTGGGTCGATATGGGTAGCGCCCATTTCAAGAGCTTTTACCCATTGCTCGTCGCTCATCTCTACGTTAGGGGCGGGTATGTTTTCGTGTATCTCGCTATCATAATACCCCAGTATCTCGTTTGTTTTTTTGTCGTAGTTTGCGTATTTCATAATCTCTCCTAATTTCCTATTGCTATCCATACTATATGACAAGAACTATCCGAATCGACATTCTTGACCGTGCAGGTTGTTGTGCTCCACGCTTGCGTATATGGGCTTAAAATTCCATTTTCAGGCAATGGCAAATGCGGCGAGCATAAAACTACGAAACAAGCATGAGGAAATGCCATTGGAAATATCTGCGTCCTAGCTTCGCCTGTTGCTAACCTATGCGTCATACCAAACTGAATTATCAATCCGCCCGGCAACCTAGCATATCCTACTTGGTTTTTATTGTCCGGTGTTATGGCATCGCTATCCATCCACGCGACATCGTTTTGGACGGAGTTCAGACATTGCAAAACCCGAACTATACTCGTGGCTCGCTCATATTTGTCGGAGGTATTGCGAAATATCAATTCGCTGGTTGTTCCCATCAGAGAATCTTGCGTAGGCGCTTGTAATTCCACGTACTCGCAGCGAAGGCATCTTGCGCGCAAATCTCCCTCCGCAGTTCTTTGGGCTATGGTATTGCTCGTCTCGGATACGCTAGCCACCATCCCGCCGAGTTTTGCGCTATCCGCTGCTTGCTCGTCTTTGCCGAGCTTGTTATTGACGGTATTTTTTAAGTCGTCAAAATCCGTTTTATCGGTTTTTAATTTCAGCAGTTCACCGATCTTTTTGCTTGAATAGGTTGTCGTAGTTTTTTCCGCCGTATCGTTGATTAGTCCGCTTTTTAAAGCGTCCTCTATCTCTGTTTTTAGCCTTTGCAAGCTCTGCAGCAGAGCTTGTTGCTGTTCGAATTTTTGATTTATCGTGGCGGCTTTTTCTGAAATGTCTTTATGCGCGACGTCCACCTTATCTTTAAGCTCTTGGACGAAATTTTTATCTTGCAAGACCTGATTTGCTTTTTCCAAGATGTTGTTATAGATAGTATTTAGGCGGCTGTTGTCGATCTTGCCGATAGAATCGATCGCTTTTTCTATTTCTGCACTTAAAACTTTTAGAATTTCAAGCTTTTCAGCGCCCAATTTTAATTCATAAATCGATACCATTTTTACCCCTTTAATATGCTTGCAGCGATGAGAGCGTCAAGAATTTTCAGCCTCTCCGCCAAAATCCGCAGCAACTCTAAAATATCAGTGTCCGATATTGCCTTGGCGTTTAAAAGCGCCGTATTAAATCCCTCCTCAGTCATCGAATATCCTTTCTTTGCCGTCGTTTGCGATATAGTCCGAGATGATTTCAAGCGCCAAATCCCTATAAAAAGCGTCCTGATTGATGATAAATGCTACGTAGTTGATTACCGCATACGTTAGGCTCTCATCGATCATAATATGCTCTTTTTCGTCATCAAAATTTGGCTTGTCGGGGTATGTGATATAAAAGCCGTTCGCGACGTTTCTATACACTCGTTCACTCTCTACGCTACGCAATAGTTCGCTGGGTGTGCATTTGCTGGCTACCCACAGCATAGCTTCTAAAAACATTTCGGACAATATCTGATCGGGCGGCATTTTTTTGCCGCCCACGATCTTATGAGCTAGAAATTCTTTTGCGAGCCTCGACGTCATTATTTGACCTTTAGACCTACGCCGATTGCAAAAGCGTCCGCATTTCGCACCTCAAGCGTTGCCTCGGTGTAGTAGCGCTTTTGTTTTGCGGTCTTGCTCGTAGTTACGTTCTCAATCATAGTAGGGATCAAAAGTCCGTTTTTCATAAAGCCAAAATCGCCCGCAATTAGCACGTCGTCTAACCTGTTTTGCTCGGATAGGTATCGGTGAAGTCTAAAATTTACCTTTCCGAAGTCGGTGTCAAGGCTTACGACGCTTGAATTGATGCTTTTTTCGTTACCGAATTGGCGGGTAGCGAAAGCGTTAATCGCTTTTTTGAGTTTTGCGCCGATGAAAACGTCTCTAGGTGTCGCGCCCGTATCCCAAATGCTTTGCAAAATTTGATTTAAAAATTCCTCGGTTAAAACCGAAGGCGTGCCGGTCCAATCTTTCTTGCTGTCGAAAGCAAGGACATTGCCGCGTCTGCCATTAGCGAATGCCGCCTCTCCTTTGGAGATATAGTAGAAAAGCCCCGCCATCTCGCCCCCCCGCCAGCCATAGATAG